TATATTTTGCAACCCATTGACCATTTCTTCTAACATAATCAGGTAATATTTTTTTACATATTTTACATATAAATATTTTTCTTTCTAAATCAATAGACATTTTATTAGGATTTTCAGTATCCCATGATAAATATTGCCATGCTTTACAATGCGGACATTTAACAAACCAATGATTTTGATCGCTTTGGAGCCAATCATTATGTATTCCTGTTTCAGGTAGACTTGGATGACTAAATGTGTGCGTTTGTTTGAATTTAGAATGTTGAAGTCTGGACTGATAATCCGCAATAATATCTAACTTTGACGAATCTTTCTCATCATGCACTACTCTATCCGCTGGAGTCATCATAGCAGCCTTTTTAGTCCAAGTTCCTCTAAAATAAATCATTGAGTTATCCACTTGTTTTGATTCAACGCTATCTTTATCTTTAACATCCGCAAGCATACAAGGATTATTCATTATAATTCGGTTGGTCTTGCCACCTACCATTACTTTAACATCGCCATCTGTTGGTAAAGTATTACCAGTCCAATAGCACCTGCCATTTCGTCTTGCGTAAAATGTTCCGTGTTGAGTTCGTGGACACCATATAATGCCATTATAATTTGCTTTTTTGGGTTTTAATTCATTTGTTTCTACTGACTTAAATTGTGTAAACCTAATTGTATACCATTTTTTACTTTTATGTAATTGAACGCTTGGGACATAACCTGCTAAAACAGCAATCATACAAAGCACATCTATTGTTTTTTTGCTTTTTTGAGTAATTGCCCATGTTCCGCTTCTATCACACCAACCATCTCCTTTTGCAAAAGTATCAATAAATAATTTACATTGTTCTTTTGTTAAATATAGAGCAAACTTCTCATCTGGCTCTTTGTTTGAAAATCTTTCTTTAATTTCTTTTCCTAATTGAAATGCAAATCTGAATTGTATGCATCCTTTTTTATCTTTATATTCTTTCCATTTCGTATTAAGTAATTTAAGAAGCGACCTTATCTCATCGCAATGTTGAGAATTTACTTTTTCTGATTGTGAAATAATAATGGAATAAGATTTTTTTTCTGAGTTTTTAGCTTGTTTCGGATAATGTCCTTCTGAAAATATCCATGCCAATAGTTTAACTTTTTCATCGGTGTAATAAGCGCTTAATGGAGTTGCGCCAATTTCTACGGATTTAGGTATTCTGGCATATTTACCAATCATATCTTTTGTTTCTCTGAAAAACATTTTTCCAGTTCCTCTATATGGTTGTAATAGCCATCTATGATTTGGAGTTATAATGGCATTGAAATTTCTTGCCTTAAATTCTATACATTCCATATTAACTTCTTTTCTAAAAATTTCTTTTAATCTACTCCATTGAGATTTCCCTTTAATTGATAAAGTTAATATTTTATCCTTTTCTGTAAGCTCATTTTGATATAAAAATCCTCGTTTAGTTAATATTTCTGTTTTTTCATCTACGCAATAGATTATATCCATTTTATGCACTTTCGCATCAAAATGATTTTTAAGCATTTCAGAAGTTGTTAATCCTACTTGCGCAGCTTTCATTATTGTTAAATTTTGGGATTGATCTGAATAAATATCAAAAAGAAAAGGATGGTTATAAAATTCTATTAGTTCTCCTTTTTCGTTTTTTATATTATTATCTATGATCCATTCGTGTATATCCGTATATTGTTTATTCATAAATTATTTCACATTAGACCTGTCTCTTATCGTCCAATATGCCTTAGATTCAGAAATAATATTGCCATAAACTGGACCTGATAATATGCCTGCTAATTGTCTTAGTATTCTATCTCTTTGATTTCTGTCTTTATACATTTGACACATAAAAACATACTGATTAATATAAGCCGCTATTTCTTGTTCTATACGAAAGTGTTTATCTTTTAAATATCGTTTCCACCATGCATCAGGATTGTCTCCTTGCTGTATAGAGTGGGTTTCTTCGTGTTCTATTATATACTGAGGCAAATTAAGTCCTGAGGGGTTATAAATTGTGTTTCCGTAAGTATATACTATTCCATTGTGAGGTCTCATTTTATTAGCAATAATAGCATCATATATTGGAGGTTTCTCGTGTTTTATTTGCATATTTTGAACAATTATAACAAATTAACCCTAATCCTAATAATAATTGGTTCGTGTCTAATTTATTTAAAAACCTATATTGTTGACATTTTTTACACTTAAATCTCATACATCTCCTTTTTCTTTTGCTTCTTGTAAGCTTCTTTTCTTTATATTTTCTTTTAAAATATTATGAAATATCTCTATGGCTCTTATATTTTCTTCATATATAGCATCGCCTTTAATTTCACCAGAGTGTTTCATTTTAAAAGTTTCGGCATAAAGGTCTGGTTGCTGTCGTTCTACAAGCCATTGAGAGAATGTCAAGTTGTTAGCGTGAATTGCTTGCGCGATGTTATGCTTTGCTTTGAGAGGAAGTTTTTGACGCATCCTATCAAAATAAAGTAAAAGCTCAGGGTTTTTTTCACACCAATTATAATATGTCTTTGGAGCAATATCAGCATAGTCGCAAGCCTCACCAACTGTTGACCCTATGGCAAATGCCTCACCAAGCTTATTCACGGCATTTTCCGTAAGTTTTGTTACTCCATAAGCTATATTCTTTTTCCAAAGTTCTTTATTAGTTGGTCTGCCTCCTTTATTCTTTGGCTCTATTAAATTTTCTTGCTGTTTATTCATATCTACTTAAATCCAAGTTATTTCTTTGCCATTTTCAATAATTTTTGAGTCGCCTTTATACTGACAATATCTTGTAACTATTACATCGCAATACTTTGGGTCAAGTTCTATCATCCGACACTTTCTTTTTAGTTGATCACAGGCGATTAAAGTGCTACCTGACCCGCCAAATGCGTCCAGAACGATGTCCCCTCGTCTACTTGAACGCTTTATCGCTCTTTCAGCTAATTGCACGGGTTTTTGGGTCGGATGGACATATTTATTAACATTATCCCTTTTTTGATACCAAACATCAAGATAATCTTGGAATTTCTTGTTATCTAAGTTCCAAAATTCAGTAAAACTTGAAAAATCTTTGTCTTTATAACAAGTTTGTCCTTGTTTCCAACCCACCATGCAAGGTTCGTAAATCCGATGATAAAGCTGACCAATGCTGTAAACTAATGAATTTTTCAACCAAAAACAAATTTGACTAAAATGCCATTTTGTTTCAGTAAACGCCTGCATATTTGTGTTAGTTAACCTTGAAGCAAACCACCAGTAAATTGCGGCATCGGGTAGAGAGTAGTTATATAATTTTGAAAGGGTTTCTTTGTAAAATTTCAATGCTTCTTCTGGGGTTTTATTATCATTAAAAATTCTACCGCCAGTCCCATTATAACGCTTGCTATTGTAGGTCAATCCAGCAACACTAACATAATCAACCGAGTATGGTGGATCTGTGAATATCAGCTGTGCCCGTTCCTTACCAAGCAGTTTCTCATATGTTTTTACATCAGTTGAGTCGCCACAGATGAGTTTGTGTGGTCCCAACTCATAAGCATCGCCAAGAATGCTTTGGGGCACACCAATGTTAGATAAATCGGGATTGTCTTCTCTTGTTTCAAGTATGAGGTTTGAATTGAACCCAGTCAAGTCAATCATTTCAAGAGACAATCCTTTTAATTCCTCAATCACTATATCCATATCCCATTCGCTTTCATTTAATCTATTGTCTGCGAGGCGGTAAGATTTTGCGCGTTCCTCGTCAAGTTCAACTGTGAGCGTGGGGACTGATTCCATTCCAAGAGACAACGCGGCGATGTATCGCCCATGACCGACAATAATGACATTGTCTTTGTCAATCACGATGGGCTGGTTGAAACCGAACTCTTTTATAGAATTGGCGATTTTCTTTACTTGTGATTCCTTATGTTCCTTAGCGTTTTTTAGATAAGGTTTTATTTCCGAGATTTTGAGTTCTATTATTTCCATATTATTGATTTTATAAATCCTTTTTCTTTTTTT